TAGAGTCTGTGCCGCCAGCCTCCATCTCAGAGGCTTTGGTGTTTTCTTCAGACATGGTTGACGGGAATCACTCCCTAATTGACGCGCTAGTATTCCAATCAGAGATCAGCAAATTTAAGGATATTGAGAGTTGCGAAAGTAACGTAATGCGATGGCGACATGTTCTGGTCAACAAAAATTCTAAGTCGATTGTTGGCTGCAGTGGTTTCTTCAAAAACAGCAGTCATTTCCAAATGCCGTTCGAAGCTATGTGCAGCGCTGCCATAAGATGTATATGGCAGTGGCGTATATTCATTTAAATTTGAAAAATAGCTGAAGGTATTTCCTATATTATCACCGTATAAAAAATTAATCAATGTACTACCAAAACTTGGAGTTACGTTGTCTATAATTAATGTAAATGAACAAGAAATTTGATATCGACCAGCAGGAAAACCAGTAAATTCTCCATTTGATGAACTAAACGTAATGCCTGTCAGTGTCGGGTTATAAGTCGATGAACTAGGACCCTGAAGACTTGCATTAGTCAATTCACTCCAAGTGCCATAATTTCTTCCTACCCTAAGGGAATTTGCAACTGTACCTGCAGGCGCAGTGCCACCAAAATTAAACTCGAATGTTGTGTGAAGTGCTTGAGACGCTGCTTGACCGGCTTCCCAGCGACTATTTGTCGTACTATAAATTAATACTTGCCCATTAGTTGGACTTGGAACGTTGACATCAGTTAATCCGTTTAGCGTTGTTGCTGGCGGTGCAATCCAGGAAGTATTGCTAGTGCCATCAGTCGACAGTAAATATCCTGAAGTTCCCATGTCATTGGGCAGCACTAAGTCGTAGGTGGCTGCTGCACTATGTGGCGGTCCTTGGATCGTTACGCCGTGAGTATTTACTTCACAATTTAATGTGATCTTGCCGCTGCCGCCAGTAGCGTTGCCTTTTACCTTTAATTCACCTGTTCCGTCAGGTGCTACATTGATGTCACCGTTTGTTGTACTGACGATATCATTACCATTAACATCTAAGTCACCACCTAGCTGAGGCGTTGTGTCTTCTACAATATCAGCACTGCCTGCAATAAAAGAAGTTCCGTTGTATTTTAGAACATCACCATTAGTTGCTGCAACCGATAAATTAACGTCACTAAGATCATTCAGTTCTGGTGTATGGTTTTCCCATTTCCCTGCGGCGTTATCCCAATACAGAAAATCGCCATCTGGAATTGAAGGAGTTACCGAACCACTTATCGATGTAGTAGTAACATCTGGAGTTGTCAGGGCAAAGCTAAATTGATTCGCAGCTGGTATTGCCGTAATAGTATGAACGCCATTCAAAGCAGAAACACTGGTGCCTGCAATTGTAACAATCAATCCTACGCTATAACCTTGACCTAACGCTAAAGTTATCGTAACGACGTTACTTGTTACAGAATAAGAACTAATTGTACCAATATTTTGCGTAATTAATGAGACTGATGACAGTCCACTTAAATCAGATACGCCGCCGACGGCTACGCCTTTTTGTGTAACACCATCCCCTATATATAGCTTTTGCTCATCGGTTACATATAACGGTTCGCCAATGGCAGGCGCAAAGCTATTCGACGTGACATCTGCAGCAGTTCCTCTTCTAAACTGTAGTGCCACAGAGTCTCAAAACGCTGGTCTAGTATTCCTTAAGGGTATCCTCCATTTTCCTCCTGTTCTGGATCAGGTAGATAACTGATGAAAACTTCGCTGATCCTATCATTATAGTTTACTTCTGAGTTAGTAATTTCATATTGATAATCTGGTAAAAGTGGACTGCTGAAATTACTCGCCGTGTCGACTACAACCCAGTCATCAGTCCCTGGACGAGGCTCCGTAGAAGTTGGACTTAATCTAACTAAACTTCCCAAATTTTCAATATCTCGGTAATCATTGTAATACGGTTGCCCGTTTAGCCATCTTTGATCAGCAGTTGCTGAAGGGTCGTAATAGTAAATAGTTGAATAATTCAGATTATACGGTGGCAAAGTATTGAATCCCCTTTCCCAAATTTCGTTTACAGGATCCCACGAAATTTCTAAGAAAAAGTCTAATTCACCGTCTGAAAGATTTGCTTGAGCAGTTGCGTCATAAGCTATTCCTGAAAACGCGGAAATCCAATCACCGTCGAATGCGTTTTGCCATATGGCTTGAGGATCATCAAAATGATTCCAATATTCTAAACCCCCCTCATCCCAGCCGATGCTCAGAATTCCATTGTCGTTATACCAAATATTTCCGAGACGATCATCATTATTGTATCCGTCCACTGGTGTATATTTCGAAGTAGTGGAGCCCGTACTTAGGTTTGTTCGCAAATGAAGAATGCCTTTGTAAATTTTCCCAAAGTGTATACGTGTTGTGGTAACATTTCCCTCATAAGGCACAAAACGTGTGCTGCTTACAGGCTGGTCTTCATAACTTGTATCCACATGTGCAACACTATATGTATGATAAAGAATTGTTGCACCATTTTCTAATTTTGCATAATTCCTTGCTCTCTCAAATTTATAAACTGAATAATCTACATAATCATTGAGATCCAGAGTAATCCTATTAACGTTTCCGTTTTGGTCGTCAGGCCATTGTAAATAAATTTTTGCATTTGGGAATTGAAACCAACGTGTCTCAGCGTCTGCTCTGGCTTCACCTAAGGGGCTGTTAAAAAGGACACTATATACTATTTCAGCCTCGCATTCTGCAGTCTGGCTAAGATTTGTTTCTTCGATCGCATAGTCAAAATCATAGCCTTCTGCTGATCCGCCATTTGTTGCAGTAAGGCTTACACTGGCGCTTAATGAGCCAAGTGTTGCAGTAGCGTCAGCTGTGCCATCTATAGCCCACCAACCCCCAGTATAACTTGCTGTTTTACCAAAGGCATAGACAGCCGACACCCTCAAGCACTTGCCATAGGTTGCAGGTTGGCCGTTATGGTGAGTATCAATATCGTAATCAGAAAGTTGATTGTAAGCTGGCCAACTGGGATCACACCAGGCCCAGGTACTGTCGTCATTATTGGCGTTCCAAATATACGGTTCACTATAGTAGATTACTATCCACCCAAAGACCTCTTCAGAGTCCTCTTCAAACTCAGGGAAAACAATTATTGTACTTCGAGGAACAAGTGTTTCTGGAGGTATAGCCCTCAGCTTTTTTGATGACACAGGCGCAGGTTGACTTCTCCTTGCTTTTCTTTGTTCAACAGACCCAGTGCTATCAAGTATTAAGTCAGAACCTTTGGTTACATATTTTTGACCTACTCCATCAACAGTCGGCGTTAAATCTTTACTTTTAACAACAAGTTTGCCGTCCTGGCCATAACCTTGCCACTTAACAACTGTAGTATCTTGCTGTAAAGACTTTGCAAACTCTTCTAATAAATATCCTCTAGCCTGCTCAGCAAATCTTTTAATTCTTTCTTCTAGTGACATATCAATACATTATGGTCCGTCGACCTTGTGCGACTCTAAGCAAGACCTTGGAGTCTTTTCTTATATAATTAGTAGAAAGGTTCGTTCCGGTATAGCTTTGGTCTAAATATTTGACAACTCCTAAGCCATTCTGGTTATAACCTTGCCACCTGGCTACAAAGTTACTCCCTGCATATGGACTGCCTGCGTAAGCTGCGTCAACAGCATTCAACCTTGACATTTGCGACGTTTGGCTTAACTTGTCAGTAAGATTCATGATCCAAAGCCATGCAGGATACTGATGTCAATTTTCGCCTGATTTCCAGAGGTAATAATCGCCGAGTCTGTTAATTTTTGAAAGCCTACTACGCTGTAAGTTCCGCTTACTTCTCTAAGCAATACTACATAATTAAAAAGTATATCACCTGCAGTCCCATCATGCACGAATGTAGCTACTTTTTTTGATAATGGTTGCCCATTTGAATAGGTCAACACATCAGATGCTGTATACGTGTAACTAACTCTTGTATAGCCGCCATTGCTAGAGGAGACTTCATCGCTTTGTATTGTCGCGTAAGTTGTTGCTTCTGTGTAATCTGTGTTTGAATTTGTTAATGCTACATAATAAGTTCCGCGCACATATGACAGTTCCGCCTGATCTTCTAGCTCAGCAGCGGTTAAAACGGCCATAGCACCTCAGATTCAAGGTAGTATTCCGTCAAACAACGCTGGAGGCAAGAGTTGGCTCGTTAGCGCTAGCAACAGTCCCAAAATCTGCGTTAAACGTGTTAGGGCTTGCGACAGATCCCATGTCGATACTTGTACCAAAGCTTACATTAACATAACCATAATCCCATCCTGACTGTGGTTGTATGACGGTATCCAGCCTTAATTTTATACTGTTATTAATAGCAAAATCTATTACAACGTCTAATACAGGATCAACAGTACCATGTGGAGCGGGAAGATTGCTAGAACCAATGCTAGTACCTGCCCCATCAACTAAATTGACACCAGACTGAGTTTCAGGATTAACGCTGTTATTAGATGTAGACGCACCCGAAGGCTCAAGAGGTTCTGGCTGTAGCACTTCTGCGCCGGTATCAAAATCACCTGCATTCAGACTTACGCCTGAACCATTGGTGTTTGTTGTGAATTCACCAGCGTCAGCATTGCTGCCTCCATTGGTGGTGTTGTTTGTAAATTCACCGCCATCGGCAAAAGGAGTTTCTACATATGTAACTGTGCCATTTGGGAATAAATCATCAATTACTGTAAAATTATCCCCATTATTTTTTATGACTACATAAGACACAAAAACATTTGCGGTTGATGCATCTGTCGTAGCAGTTACATTCCCGGCGATTATATCTGCAGCGGTGATTGTATCACCTACATTTACGGTGACCCCGTTATTTGTAAGCGTTACGCCAGACGGCAAAGCGGTCACCTCAATTTGCGTACCATTTTCTGGTAAGTTGAAAAATGTATCGTCTAAAGTTTCTGTCGTAGATGATCCAATGTTCTGTGCATCAGTAAAATCAGATGTACTCGGAAGAATTGAACCATCTATGTTAGTGGGCTCTCCTACATTAAATGCGTCAAAAGAACATATGACGTTACTAGAATCAAAAACCCAATTAGAAGCAGCTGTCCGTAATCTATATTGCTTCCCAACGCTTGTAAGCATCAAGCTTATCGGATAATACGGATAATAGCCAAAGATCTCTGCGCGAGTTCCAGCTTCCGTAATCCGATATCCAAAGTTATCACCAGCAATCCTTTTCGCTTCATTCCTAGCATACTTTTCAACTATCGATTGATATCTTGCAATGATTGAAGTCATATTAGGATTATAAATTATTCCATTACAATTTTTCTTGGCAACTGGAGCAAATGTTGCGGGAATTGAAATAGTTTTAGTCGTTGAAGAAGGAACACCCAGCCACCCTGCGCTAACTGTGCCTCCAGCATCGTCAATTGTTACAGTACTACTTAAATTTAGAGGCTCTGAATTGCTTCTTGCGTTAACGTAAATACAACCATTGGCATCTCGCTCAATTTCAATGCGATCTGATTCTTCAGGGTTCTTACTGCCTGACGACGAATAGTTAATACGTTTGTAATTGTTGTCTGGATCTTCGAAATCTTCATGTAAAACCACTTCAGTTGTGTAATTACTGCCGTATTCATAAGTGGTTGTGGTTTTTGATTTTAAAAATTGATTATGGTGCGATTCTGGATTCTGGAATATACTATCGTCATGTGACGTAGGTTTATCACTACCATCAACAGTAGCATCAAAGCTGCTACGTCCTCCACGATAAGTTTTATAGCCAGCGAAATTAATATCGTTGACTATTTTATATCTATAACCACTAAGGTTTGCGTTTCCACGGAAACTTGCCTGTAAGTTTGCAGTATTTTCTCGTGCTAATAAACTCCCTGCAATATGTATATAGTTTAATTCGACCTTTTCAACTAGCACATCACCTTCTCCATAAGTGTAATATACACTATTTAAATTTGACATTCCATAAATATTAGAATATCTATCCACAAAATCTGTAGCTTTTTTGGCCATGCCGTTGGCAGCGAAATCTCCCGCTACATCCCCTGAGATATCTTCAGCCGCTGCAAATAACTGTTCTCCATGACAAGTATAGTATTTATATGCATTTTGAATCTTATCTATCTCTGCTTGAGATTTGCCAGTTAAATCTCTTTCATTGAAATCTTTTGCTGTCGCATAGTATTGATTTACCTTTGACAGCAGCCCCTTTGCTTTTTCAGCTTCGGCATTAGCTATCTCAGCATATTTGTTAACCACGGTATTGATAATATCTCCAGCGTATGTCAATGCAGAGCAGTACTCGAAATTATACTCCCAGTCAACTTGATTACCAGGCCCGTCATACCTTGTAAAACTTCCTGATGTTACTTTTTCCTTTTTTGTTCTCTGAACTGTTGATGCATTGCCAGTTACTGTATAAGCGAATTCAGGTGTTTGTGGCTCTCCGGGATCTTCAATACTACCGCAATTAGGCACGGCCTCCGTTGTTGCATCAGAATTGCCAGGGTCATTTTTTATGTCAAACCTTGTACGTTCAGCATCTGTATAATCTATTGTTCTTTCTAGTTCGGACGATATAAACGGTTCTGGTATGCCATCTTGCCCTGCTTGACCTTGATCATCAGTATCAGGTAAATCAATATCAACTTCAACAAACACTGCAGAAGGCAATTCTTCTATTGCGCCGCCTAAAGCTTCTATATTAATAGCAGTTTCTTTGTCAAACGAGACTAGCTTTGCATCGGTAAAGTTAGAACCTAATCCATCATTACCAAATTGATTCATGTCTTGCACATATCCATGCTTATCTTGGAATATGCATTTACCTGCTGTTTTAAGTAAACTGTCAAGCGTTGACAAGTTGTATTCATCAATTACAAAAGAACTTTTGAAGTCGCTATCAAAACTGTCTTCTATTAAGGTTTTAATTTCATCTTCATAATGAGCTTCTCGTGAAGTTAAAAACGCAAGTGAGCATCCAACTTCTAATGTCGTCAAGCGTTCATTTACATTAATTGAAGAATTTAAAACATATACATGCCCGCGAGGAAGCTTAGCCAATTCGCCATTAGCCAAAGTGGCGTAAATCGTTACCTTGGAGCCTATCGGGAATAATGTTTTTTTGAAATCCAATATTGATGTATCGCCGCCGAGCACAATCGTGCCCTTAGTGGTAATAATATTTGATGTATAAGCAGAATCGTCGGATAAAGATCCTTCAATTAAATAATCAGTGTATTCCTGATTGTTGATATACAGCCTAATCTTAGAAGATGCATTAATCATTGTTGTGTTACACCTCCGTCAAACCAAAACTTGCTAAAAAGATATTGTTGTTACTACCACCGACCTTAGAATATTGAGGTGGAGTAGTGAAGAAAGCGGTAGTTGTTACAGATGGAATGCTTGAATTACCTGTTGCCTGATTTAGTAAGTTATCAGTTATTGAT